GTCCGACCAACTCTCCTATAGCTTTTAAAAGGCTATAGAAGATAAGAGTTTGCAGCGGGAACGTGTAACCGTCACCCATGGTTAGAACCGATTGTAAACTATACGTTTCTCCCGAAATGGAGAAATATCTAGTATTGCCGTATGTTACGGCTCGGTACCAATCACGGGGTAGGATACGGTTCAACAGTGTTAACGAAATAGAATCACTTGCAGCAGATAAATCTGCGGTGACCATTCTTTTCGTTATACTGTTCTGGTACGCTAAATTACGGTGTTTAATTTGTAATTTAGTGATATCCAGTCCTGCCTCCAAAAGCCGTTGTTGTACAACAGATCCAAGACCTAACGTATAAAACGTTCCCAAAAGGGTATTAGGTTTAATGGATCTTAAGCTTTTGTAGCTCTTAGGGACAAACGACATGGGCAACGCCTCAACACATTTGTAACTTAGACCGCGGTTTGCGGCATTAGTTATAATTTCGGACATGATCTTGTCCGAAAGCATGTACTTCTTGAACCATGCAACGTGTTGTGGAGAACCAGTTATGGGTCCCTTCAGTTTCGTATGTAAATACGAAGATCTGAAAGGATGACCATAACAGGCCCGTTTTCCGAACCGACTCAGATTTTGATGCTCCTCGACATCGTATTTACCCAAGATTTTCTTGGCTATAATACGGGCCCGTTGCAGAACACGAAATGTCATTTCGTTATCCTGAATCGGTACACTTATCCGTTCTTGTGTCTTGATGAACTTATCGCTCGTCATAGACAGAAGTTCGGCATCAGTGTAAAGATCATCTTTGAATCGGTAGCGCTTCAGGAACCCCATGATCTGTTGTTTACACTTCACGGTATACGCAGAACCTTCGCGTACTTCGTGTTCATGTAAACGGAAGTCATGCAATCCTGATTTCGATGCAACGTCCCATTTAAAGAACGGCACACCTGTTGTGCTGCGGAAATCGCGTTGCAACAACTCGAAACATCTCGACATGAGTATGTCAGAGTCTAACTCTCGTGCTATCATGGTATGGTCTCCAATGATATTTTGGTTAAGATGAGATACTCATCACGCCAAGGACCCAGAGGCCCAGAAAGCTGTGAAATCCGTATCGCCGCAAAGTTGTGCTCCGATCATAATGAGATCGAGAGCCTCAGCAGCGGTACTCTCCGGATGAACTTCACGTTCAATCCGAATGAGATTAAAGACGGTTTCACCACTCGCTAGGATTTTGGGTGCAACGAAAGTCATGGACTTACGGTCTTTAGAATAGGCGCCGTCGGAACTCAAGGACGGTACTTTATTCTTGACAGTAAGGTTGCGGCGAATCCGGAAATCGGACTGCAACGCAT